GTCGCGAACTACAACGAGGTTGTCGCTGAGATCCGCGAGACCACGAAGCGCCTTTATGGGCGGTCTGCGTGACAATGTCACGGCCACTATTTAGAACCAAAAAAGAGACAAATGAAAAACGAAATCGCTACAACTGACGCACCTCGGTCGCGTCAATCCGCCCTCGCTACGATGGCGACAAAATACAACGTCGAGCCTGCCGCGCTCCTTACAACCCTAAAGGAAACTGCCTTCAAGGGCGCTACCGATTCGCAGATGATGGCACTCTGCGTCGTTGCCAACGAATACGGTTTGAATCCGTTCACCAAGGAGATTTACGCCTTCCCTGATTCTAAAAGCGGAGGCATCGTCCCCATTATCGGCGTTGACGGTTGGTATCGCATCGTAAACGACAACCCTGCCTTCGACGGCACTGAGTTCGACATCAACCAGCCCAACGGCAAGCTTGAGTCGATCACCTGCCGGATCTACCGCAAAGATCGTGGACGCGCAGTCGAGGTGACTGAATACCTGGACGAGTGCAAGCGGAACACTCCACCTTGGAACAACCAACCCGTCAGGATGCTGCGGCATCGAGCCTTCGTTCAGTGCGCTCGCGTTGCCTTTGGCTTGTCGTTTATGGACCCAGAGGATGCAGAACGGATGCGCCAGTGGACGGCAGAATCTCCTCGGGATCGCGCAGAGCAGGAAGCCGCGAAGGTTTCGTTTGCTTCTGCCGCTCCCATCGCTCCCGCCATCGAGGCGCAGGCTGAAGTCATCGAAGAGGGAGGTGCAGCATGATCGACAAGCTTTCCTACAACGGCATCGAAGTGTCGTTTGAGCAAACCTCACGCGAGATCTGCGAGAAGTGGCTTTCCGCTTTGCCGGATTTTCAACGGAACCTCAAGCCGGAATTCGTCAAGATGGCAGTCCGCGACATGACCAACGATAGATGGTTGTTTACGGGAGACGCAATTCGGTTTGATTGGAATGGCGCATTGATCGATGCACAGCATCGCCTTCACGCTTTCCTGCAAGCCGACTTTTTTCCGGTTGTCTTGGTGGTTCGCGGACTCGATCCAAAGGCTTATCCGCTAATTGATGGAGGGACTCCAAGGACTTATTCAGATGCGTTCAAATACGAGGAAATCGCAAGCTACGCTACAAAGTCAAGTGTCGCCAAGATGTGGATGAGCTACTCGGACGGTAAGAATCTTGGAACCCGTCGATTTTCGAAGACCGAAGTTCTTGATGCATATTACCAGCATTACGACTCGATTGAGTGGGCCATTGAAAAGTGGAACGTGCTTGAGGGTCTCGTCAGCAAGGTGCGAAAAACCTTCTTCGCATCTTTAGCTCTTGAGCGAATTGGGCAGGATAAAACCGAATCGTTCTTCAACGGAGTCGAGACCGGAATCGGGAGTTCTGCCGCAGTGGCATTCCGAAAGCTCCTGATTCGCGAGAGCAACAAGACGCGAGGTAAATTCTCGCAACATGAGATCGCCGCCCTTGGCATCAAGGCACTCAAGGCCCATGCAGAAAACAAGCCCACAACAATTCTCAAATGGGCATTCGATGAAAGCTTCCCAACACTTGAAACACTATGAAAGAAGTCTCAATCTATCACATCGATCACCTGGGCGGAAATCCAACCATTCGGTTGAACCTCGCAGCGATTCGGCGCCTTCTTCCCGAGTATCAGATCAAGAACTTTGATCTGACATCACGGCAGAGGGCCAAAATGCAGCGCCGAGTCGATCTCTACGTTGGCCTTGGCGGGAAGTGCGACTTCCAAACTGGCATCGACGCCACCGAGGAAAGGATCATTCCGGCGAGAGTGATCCCGGCCAAGGACGCGAAGATGGTGCGCGGGAAGCTGGTTCCAGCATCGAAGCGCGAGGTCATACCGGCACGCATTGAACCGGCCAAGCCCGAGATTCTCCCAAGCATTAATCACCTGCCCAACGATGACATTCTCGACAGGGCGCTTCGTCTCGACTTCGCAACCAAACCCAGAACGCTCGCCTCAGCATGAAAGAATTTCCAGACTGCACAATTTACTATTGCGAGCAACGTTCCGAGGAATGGCATGACCTTCGCCGTGGAGTATTGACCGCATCGAACTTCGGGCCTTGGCTTTTGGCCAAGGGCAAAGTCGCGGACGGAGCGCGTGAGAAGACGATCTGCAAGCTCATCTCTGAACGGGCGAAGTGTTGGCAAAATCCTAACTTTGAAAACGCGGCCATGCAGCGCGGTACTGAGATGGAGCCGCAGGCCGTCGATGCTTTTGAGAAAGCGACAGGAAACAAGCTGGTCCAGGTGGGCTTTTGCCAAAGCAATGACGGATGGTTCGGATGCTCGCCGGATGGCCTTGTCGAAGGCGCGAGCATCGGGTTTGAGGGTAAAGTTCCAGTGCCATCAACACACATCGAATACCGTCGCGCTGGAATGTTGCCTGATACCTACCTTTACCAAGTCCATGGAAGCATGGCCGTTACGGGAGCAAACGCTTGGTGGTTCCAAAGCTGGTCACCTGGCCTTGCCTCGCTCCGCATCCTCGTGGAGCGCGATGCCTTTACCGATTCGTTGCGCGATGTGCTGATTCAGTTCTCACGGCAGTTTGAAGATGCTTGGGACCAAGAAACACAAGCGGCAAAGGAGGAAGCATGAAAACCTTTTTGATTGATTGGGGCGAGAATTGCAGGGGGGCTAGATTTGCCCTGATTCAAGCCAAGGATTTGCATGAAGCAGTTTGGGAAACCGATATCATTGGCTCGCCTTTCAATATTGCCGAGCTGAAGCTAAAACGGAATGAAGAAGAGGTTCGGTATCTTGAAATTGCGCAACCGGAAGACGTTTTTTGCGGCGTTTCAATTTTGGACGCGGTTGAATGGAAACATTCGGCAGAGGAAATTTTCCGAATTTGGGAGGGCGCATGAAACAATCCCCCACCGCTCGCAGTCTGGCCCATCTGCGGAAGACCTGCCAGTTGGTCCAGGTTGTCGAGCGGTGGAATCCTCACGCTAGAATCAGACAGGATCTTTTCGGAATCATCGACATCCTCGCGATTCGCGATGGCGAGACCGTAGCGGTGCAATCAACTAGCTGGAGCAATACAAAAAGCCGAATCAATAAGATTACCGAATCGGATGCGCTAGAGCATCTAAGAAAAGCCGGATGGATCTTGCTGGTTCACGGGTGGAGGAAGAACAAAAACGGGAGATATGAATTGAAAGAAATAGATATATCATGAAGGAATATATAAGAGCAATGGCTAACGGCGAGTATTTGTTGGCAGCCGGGATTCTAGCTGGAGATATTGTGGACGATATCTCTCGCGATTTAAGTGGTGATTTGCCTTTGAAGGAAATTGAACCAGTTATAATCGAACTCGCCGCAAATGTTGGATGCGCTTTGCTTGGAATTGCATTTTTGCACAGTGACTCAAAATCGGACGACCATCAATTGAAGGTGGCATGTAAAAGGGTCAGGAAGTTCGCGAACCTTCAGCGTCATTTGCGTGAATTAGAATCTAATTAACGAACTAAAAATGAGAGACTACCTTATCGGAATACTCTGCCTGATCACAGGGCTAGGCTACGGACTCGCCTTTTATTTTGCCCTCGAAATGGGTGCGGAACGGGATGAGAAAGATCGGGCCATTGCGGAACTGACTGAGGTCAGGGTGATGGCGGAATGGGAACGTTTTGAAGAGGGGAGGGCGAAATGAGCGTTTCCGATTTCCTCGACATGGCAGACGAAGTGCCGCGCTGGAAGAAGGACGCGAAACGATTGGGTATCGAAACCTTCTACGTCTTCGACATGTCCGATTCCTACTGGGAGGCTTCGATTGAGCTTTTCGGCGATGTGGAAACCCAATGCGGAGAGACGGAGCGCGAGGCTGTGAACTCGCTTATGTTTAAGCTTAAACTTGATTGATATGAAAGAAGAAAACGAAATTCTAAAAACCGGGTGGGTCAACGTTTATGCGGATGGATCGTCAGGCTATGTTTGGCCTACTGAGCAAGAAGCTAAAGACAAGGCCGGAGAGCCTGCTAGGCAAATCGAAATCCGCGTCGTTGGCAGCTACGAGAAGGCCGACAAGGGACCGACCAAGGTCGATCGCGGCGCTAACGATCCTATTGAGTGGAAGCCTTGGACCGTCGAAATGGTGAGGAATCACCGAAACTTTCAAGAGACTGCCGACGCTCACAACGCCGAGATGGAAAGGATAACGAAATGAACGGAGACGGAAAAACCATCAGAAACCGCCGTTGGCAGAACAAACAGATCGCCGCCGGTAGATGCGCGATCTGCGCCAGGTTGGCCGTGCCGAATCGGACGCGATGCGAGATTTGCGCGGAGAGAAATCGGCAATATCAGAGGGAATATAGAGCAAAGTAAAACAAAAAAGAGATGAAGAATTTAGAGGAATATGACGCCTTTATTGAGGCGAAAACAAAGCACGCAAAGCCGAGCGGATTTGAGCCTATGCCAATTACTGCGCCGCTTTTCGACTGGCAAACGCACGTTGTCAAATGGGCTGTGCAGAAAGGTCGCGCTGCGCTTTTCGAGGATTGCGGCCTCGGTAAAACGATCCAGCAACTGGAATGGGCGCATCAGGTCAGGCAACATACTGGAAAGCCGGTCCTGATCCTAACGCCGCTTTCAGTGGCTGCTCAAACGGCACGAGAGGCCGAGCATTTTGGGATTACCGCTCAAGTCGTCGAATCCGTCGATCAAATTTCCGGCGAAGGCATCTGGATCACGAATTACGAGAAGCTCGACAATTTCGATTATGTGGACTTTGGCGGAGTCGTCCTCGATGAGTCGAGCATTCTGAAAAGCTTTACCGGGAAGACTCGACATCGTTTGACTGAGCGATTCGCCGAAACGCCATACAAGCTTGCATGCACTGCTACCCCGTCGCCAAACGATTATACCGAGTTTGGCCAGCACGCTGATTTTCTTGGCGTTTGCACTCCGCAACAAATGCTTTGCACGTTCTTCATCAACGACACATTCAACACTGGCGATTGGCGATTAAAGAAGCACGCTGAAGGCGAGTTCTGGAAATGGGTGGCGTCATGGGCAGCGTGTGTCTCAAAGCCATCTGACATTGGATATGATGACATTGGCTACTCGCTGCCGAATTTGAACCTGGAGACTGTCATTGTTGATGTCGATGAAACGAAAGAAGCCAACGATGGGGAGCTTTTCCGCAACGCAACCTTGTCAGCGACTACAATGCATAAAGAAATGCGAATGACCGCAGAGGCTCGCGTAAAGGCCGTGGCCGATCTTGTCAATGCATCAGATGAATCGTGGATTGTTTGGTGCAATACCAACGACGAAAGCGAAAGGCTCGCAAAGTCAATTCCTGATGCCGTCGAGATTCGCGGCTCAGATACCGCGAAGAAGAAGGAAACCGCCGCCGCTGATTTCGTTGATGGCAAGATTCGCGTTCTGATCTCCAAAAGCGGAATCTTTGGGTATGGCATGAATTGGCAGCATTGCCGAAACATCGCCTTTGTTGGACTGTCCTATTCTTTCGAGGACTTCTACCAGGCGCTCAGGCGCTCCTATCGCTTTGGCCAGACCCGCGAAGTAAACGCTTACGTTGTTCACGCAACGACCGAGGGCGCAATCATGCGAACGATTGCACGCAAAATCAACCAACACTCTGAAATGCAAGAAAGCATGAAAATTGCAGCGGCAGCATTCCGCGAAGGGACAAAAGAACTAACAATGAAAACCGATATCGAAAAGAGACAAGGAGAAGGATGGACTGTTTATCACGGCGATTGCGTTCGCGTTGCCAAATCATTGCCGGATGCGTCGGTAGACTTTTCAGTCTTCTCGCCACCGTTTGCAGATTTGTTCACCTATTCGGACGATTTGCAAGACATGGGCAATTGCAACGACTTGGAGGAGTTCACGAAGCATTTCGAGATTCTGATCGCCGAACTGGCGCGAATCGTTGTCCCAGGTCGAGAGGTGGCCGTGCATTGCGTTGATCTTCTCGCCACCAAATGGAAGCACGGCTACATCGGCTTTCAAGACTTCTCTGGCGAGATCATTAGGGCTTTTTGGAAGCACGGCTTTACCCTTCATGCGCGAGTCACGATTTGGAAAAACCCAGTGACCGAGATGCAGAGGACAAAGGCCCATGGGCTTCTTCACAAGACGCTTTGCACCGATTCGGCTGGATCACGAGTAGGAGCGCCGGATTATCTCTTGGTGTTCAGAGCGCCAGGTGAGAATCCGAAACCGATCACAAAAGACCGCAACAAGTATCCGGTTTCATGGTGGCAAGAGGTCGCGTCTCCGGTCTGGATGACCGTTGACCAAGGGCGCGTTCTTA